CCCATGGAGGGAGGAGTGTGTGGGGGCGGGATTGGGGCGATCGGAGCTGACATCTGCTCGCTAAGCAGGGGGGTGCGCGGCTGCATGCTCGTGCTTTGCAGAGCAGAGTCTGTTGATAAACCCGTGTCCCCCAGGTGCGGGTTTAAGTACGAAGTGTTTTGCGGGGGGGAAGGGGCGGCGGGCGCGTTGATTGAGTCGCTAATCTGCGCTATGTTTTTTTTTGAGTCAGTTGTAGGGAGGGCGGGCTGCTGAGCGACACGAGCATGATCTGCGAATTCTTCGTACGCTTTTGCAATCGGATTTTTAAACACGCGCGTGATGTACGCTTTTGTAGTGCTTCCCCAATTTTTTCGATTCACGCCCCCGATGTATTCTCCCACAGCTTCTACAGGATCATTGTCGTTACGCTGCAAACTCTCTTTTATCAGTTTTCCCGCCACATCGGCCGCGTTCTCTGGTGAAAGCATTGGGTCCACATCCCACTTCTTGATAGCAAGCTTGCGTGTGCCGCTAGTTATCTGGAATGGAGAGAATGTGCCGTACTTGTTTGTCTCGTTGTGATTGGACCTCTCTCCGCGCACAACAATCGCTTGTAGAATGCCGAACGGCAAACCGTTTTGTTTCTCAGAGACGGCAGCAAGGTCTCTCCAATACGGGTCTTTGTAGCTTGTCGGAACCGTTTCCATATGTACTCCATTGTGTTTTAGTCGGGAATTACTCCCTGCACGCATACTTTTTCATTGCGCGGGTGTTTGTACTGAAGCATGCGCGTAGGGCACTCTCCCCCAGAAAACTCCTTATAAATCAACGACTTATGTATCAATAGAGTTATTCATAACATATTGATTTATATGAAGTTTTTGTATTTATAGAAATCTCAATTTTACAGAAATGCTATTTTTTAGGTAGTACGTCTGCGGTTGTTGGTAGCAGAGAACCAACGTCCGGTCGATACGTTTCTTGAAAAGACTGAAACGTGGTACCGGGGGAGTAGTAATGATTTGCTACGACAAAACCTCTACGCAGCGGCGTAAGCGCTGTATTGTGCTCATAGAAAACGGCTTTTGCATTATCTCTATCTGCAAGCGCTTGTTTTACTCTTGAGAGCGACTCTAAAAACATCTGCACGGTTTTTTGATTTGCGTTTGTGTCGGGGAATCCCTTCTGTACTGTACTAATGTCTTTGTCTGATGCGCTACCGGGGGGGAGTGATCCGAGCACTAATCCCTGCTTCAGTCTTTCAACTTCATTTCTCAAATACGTTCTCGAGTCTTGCCCGCCCCAAAACTGTTTTAGGGTTTCATCGAGATACGCCCACACGCCAGCTTTCATCTTAACGCCTGCGAGTTGCTGCGCGACAGTCGACAGTTGCAAAGATTCATCTGCGTTCTTTGTTGCGCTTGTTGTGAAATCAGTCACGACTTTGCTAACAGCAGGATCTAGTGTTCGACCGATTTCGCCAGTTTCTGTCGCAATTTTATTCGATTCTTGCTGTGTTTTGTTGATGCTTGCGCCAGTCTCTGCTTCTTTTCTTGTGAGTTCGCGTGCGGCAATCTGTTCCTCTTGTGTCTGTTTTCTTTCAGCAAGAGCGCGATTCTGTTCTGCTGTTGCGTTTGCTTGTGCTATTTGAGCTCGCTCGGCGGGTAGCTTGTGTAGTAGAGCGTAGTTCGCAGGATATGACTGATTTCCCAAAAGTACAATCCCGGACATCAAACTTTTTTCAGCAGCAGCGGGATTCCTGTCAATGACTTTTCCGATTTCCATCAATCTATCTGCACCGATTTTATCTCCGGCGCGCAGGCTCTGTTGCGCATACTGTTCAGTTTTTTGAAGTGCGAGGAGATAATCACCGCTGTCGAGTGCAGCATGAATATTCTGTAGCTGTTCGATTTCTTGCTTCGCTTTGTTCGCGTTTGAGACGTTGTACAAATCAGAATAATCGGCTTTAATTTCCGGGTATTTCTGCATTAATCTGATGTAATCATCTGGTAGAGGCTTAGTATACGTTCTAGACCCGTCTGCTGCTTGTGTGTATCCGAGATCCGAAATCTCTTTATTTAGCGCTAGCATTCTGTCTATTTTGTACTGTTCCTGAGCCTGCTTCTGAGCGTAATCAGCTTGCTGCTGTGCGAATAGAGTCTGCTGCTGCGCGTTCTGATTGATCGCAAACGTTCTTTCTGTTGCACCCGCGAATGGATCTCTATAATTCTGCAGATAATTGTCTAACATAATTAACTCCCCAGGGTAACTTCAGTTCCGGAATGCTTGTACCAGCTTGCCCAAACATTGCTATCAGTAGCTCTGTTTCTAATAAAATATGTACCGAATGGAGAGTTTGTAGGGCCATTAGGGACCCAATGGTAGGTCTGATACGTATATTTCTCATACCCTGTTTCAAGATACGTTCTGTGTGTCGTAAGCGTTCCCTGGTATTGGTAACTCATCGGTAATCCCATCTCAGTTTCTGTGTGCGTGTTGTTGCCGTTCATTAAAGCTACGCTAATCCCCAACGGAAAAGAATCTGGCAATGTCTTCCCGCAAAAACTTGGATTCGCAATCTGATTCGTAATGTCTCCTGTCGTATTAATTACTTGTCCTGTGTTGTCATTAATGAACGCAGGGAAGAAATGCTTGCTCTGACCATTGTTCAAATATACACACGAGCTACCTTCCACAACATGAGTTCCATTTACTTCTGGATACGTAACGCTAGAACGCCTAGAATCAACCAGGAGTGCAGTATTGTTTCTGGGTATACAAACATTGTCTGTAATCCACATGCGTTTAATAGAGTGCGCCCTATCAACGTCTATAATAGCTCCACCCCACCCTACTATTATTGCTACGCCAGTATAGTTTGCAAATGTATTGTGTGAGATATCAATGTCGGATCCATTCATTATTAGTAGAATATCATCCGTACCCTCATCAGTTATTCTAAAACTGTTTCCAAATATTGTGAGCTTTCTTACTTCGTCAGAAAATGGAACATCCCCAGAATAGTCTGTGTAACCAAAATACATGGGCCTCACAGTAGTCATCTGATTATTTGTAATAGTGAGGCCAGCTACCAAACCACCAATCTCTAAACACTGGTCACACACACCCACGTTTCCACTAACCTGAATCTTATAGTCTAAGTCATCTGCACTATAGTCATAACGACCCATGACTATTGTTATTCCACGACCTGCTATATCGCTGAATACATTGTTAGAGAACGTAAACTGTTCTGGTTGGGTAGTGAATTCAGCATGATTCAAGACTAGTGAGATAGCTCCTACGTTACCACCCACATTCTCAAATGAATTGTGTGAGACATCTATAGATTTGGCTAAGTGATACGCATTACCATCAGGTTCAATATCAACAGCACCTGGCATATTACTCTTTGTACAATTCACAAACGTATTGTGTTGAATAAAGATTCGCTCACCATCAATCACAGTTACTGCATTCCTATTTTCTTTGTTTACACCATCAAACACACAGTCTGAGATCCAAATATCTTTGTTATGCCTTTCAATAGCACTACCGCTCGGATCGCTTCCATTGTATATGCCATCTCCTTTAAATCCAGATATTAGACACCCGGTAACACGCGCATTACGTACTCCATGAAACGAAATTAAGTGCTGGTGTTCAGAGAATGTAGGGGTAGCATCAGGTCCAATCACACCTAGATTCCTAATATCTATATTTTCTACATACGTACTGCTAGACCCACTGTTTGCGTAGAGGGTACTGTCTAAGCCAGACAATAATCCTGTCTGTCTAATTGTAGAACAGTAGCGCCCTGCGCCCTCTAGCGCTAGATTACTATGTAGTACAAGTGTGGTAGCGTTATAGAGTCCGGGCGGGAAGTAAAGGTGACAGCTAGCGTCTATAGCAGTCTGTAGTGCAGAAGTCAGGTCTAGACTTGTATCACGACTCTTGACTGCTGCAATCTGAACTGCAGTTAGATAATCGAATACGCTAAGAATCTTTGCGGATTCAGTAGAATTGGATAGCTTGGAATAGACAAATACACCCCCTAGAGTTCGAACTGTCAGTGAATAATTGTGTTCAGTATAGATATTAATTGGGGTGCCGCGTAGAACTGGATACCCTGCGCTTAAACTAATGGGCTGAGCGATGGGAAGAGTGTGCTTTTCATCAAGATAAACTTGCTGAGGGAATACCTCTGCATTAGCATTCTCTGTTCCAATCCATATGGATCCTGTTACTGGCTTTCCTAGACTATCTAGAAATACATTGTAGGGCGCTTTTATTTCCATAATGAATCCTCAGGTTATCTGCACACCAGTGGCTCTAATCATAATTGAGCTAGCTGCACTAGCAATCGTAGAAATAAAACCACCTGCCTCTATTCCTTGATTAATCATCTCTGGGAACGTATAGCACTCGTAAGCTGCAATACTCTTTGTCAGTACTACCACGTTAGCATTGCTAGCAGTTCCTCCTACCGGCACTACATTAATACTGAGCGTTACTGCAACCGCCGTTACATTAGTACCAGTAAACTTATCTACCCGTGTCTTACAATTCGTAGACGTATACTGAGTGGTCTGACTATTCTCTGCGTACTTAGATTCTACTAAGACCTTAAAAGTTGCTGTCATACCTTTCTCCTACGCTAGTAATATCTTCTTCCAAGCGCCGTTGTAAATATAAAAATAATTGTTTGTAGTATCGTAATACATTGGGACTAATCCGGTATAGGAAGTCGGTGTTCCGGAGGGTGCACCCGCAGCTCCAGGAATGTACAAAAACCCACCGGTCATACTTGTAGTACCAGCCTTTAGAGTGATGTCATAATTCTTTTGAAACTTCATTCTTTCTATCAGAGACCCCCCAACATCTGACAATATATTGATAGCGCATGTCGTAGCATTACCATTGTACTCAAACACTGCACCAGCTTCTCCCAAATGCGATCCAAGATACAGTCTAGAGTTACCACTACTCCTTGAGAGTACACTAATGTTTGCATTGCCATTTGCAGTATTGTCGTTTGAAAAGATTGCTAGTGTTTCTGAGCTAATTCCTCCATTGCTTGGTGTAGAATACGTAGAAGATACATGTAGCTTAGCAGCAGGAGTAGAAGCGCTTGTCCCTATCCACAAATTGCTCCCGCTAAAACCTATAGCAGAGCCACTGGTTAGTGCGCTAGTGCTAGATGCATAGATTACACCGCCGTTCGTAAAAGAAGTTAATCCTGTGCCTCCTAACGTTGTTCCAAGTGTTCCTGTCACCCCAGAGGCAAGCGGTAATCCAGTACAATTAGTAAGAGTACCTGAAATAGGGGTTCCAAGTACTGGACTTGTTAAAGTCTTATTCGACAGCGTTTGGGTTCCAGTGGTACCAACGATCTCACCTTGAGGGTGTTCAAATCTTGGTGCAGTATCTAATACAGATAAGTCGAAAATGTTCTCAAATTTAAGCCCATCAAACGCATCAAACACTTGATTCTCGGGGACTGGAATTATTAGATCCCTTTCTACTGGACAATGTATTCGACTCAAAATGTCATCATCTGTGAATTCCACTGGCTTTTGAGGGCTATTAACCTGGGTGCGTAAAGAATCAAGATCTGCCCTCAAGTTAGATATCTCAGAATTCAGAGTCCCAATCTGCATAAGAAGCTCTGACAGGACAGAAATAGCGTCGGCAGCAAGACTTGGGAGAGTTACCGTTGATGCTTTGATAGTAGATTCCAGCGTTTTGATGACACGCTGGTCGCTAGAGATTAAAGCTAATTCTACACGCGTTAGTAAGCTAGAATCCATAGCTCCCCCTCAATAAGTGCTAGTACTCTATATAGTACGCACGTGTTTTTTGCAGTACTAAAGTTTTCAGAATCCATTGTTTACACGGACAACGGTTCTAAGTCTACTTGCAGGCTTAACACCGATAGAGGCGTTTCTGTGCTACCCCAAAAACGGTAAATGCGTCTGTTTCTGCACACACCCTGCAAAAACCAAACTAAACGCTTCTGTCCGTATCCCATCGCATGCGCAAGTATCGGTATTTCTTGAGACCAAATCGCTCCGTTTTCAGAATATGAAGATGTTATGTAGGATGTGGATTTAGACTGTGAGTCTCCGCTCACGGCACTCAATTCGATGGTCCTCACAATGAACCCCTGCCCCGAATTAAAGAAAATGGGTGTGTGTAGCATCCATCCAACTTGCACTCCAAAATGCGTATGCGTGTCTGTAGAGAGCACGCCCACTAAGGGTGATTTCTTGTCAAAGCAAATCCATTTATTGTACGCGTATATAAATTTGTTCGCGCGGTACATCTCAGGATCTCTGACACCGGAGTGTTCTATGTGCCAGATGTGCTTACTGAGGGTCGTCGACGCTGTCGCATCGTACACGAGCGAGAAGAGGGGGAGATGAATGTAGAGGTACTCGTGCTGCTCAAAAATCCGCACCTCTGAGTAGCATGTAGACAGAGTCTCTTCCGGAATTGTCGAAAGAATCCTGTCTATTTCTCTTGTTGAAATACTGAGAGTCGATGAATTCCCACATGCCCAAACGCTCACTGCTTCATTGCGCCCGCCACCTACAAACACTATCTGCTCTTTCAGTATTGCTGCCATTCGGGTGCCTACTGCGCCCCTACTTATGCGTGTTCCTTGCACTCTAGCGAATGGGAATGTAGTGCCACCTACGTTCTGAAAGGCTTCAATGGTGTGTCTATTTATAGCCCATAATTCACCCCTGAGCTTTAATAAACACTGAATATTATCAGGATCCGCTTCGCTACTGCCGTAGTCTAGCACAGATGACGTGCGAGGATTATTTAGGCTTGTAATAGAGATATTCACGCCGTCTGTGAATACGAAATACCCATCCATCCATACGAAATCGATTACTTTGTAGAGTCCAGAATCCTTGCTAGAGAGAATGTCGTTAGCTTCTGGGGCGTTTGATAAATAGCCCCCAACAAGGCTTTCTGGAATACTGAGTGAAACAATGGATCCATTACATGCATTCCCATTTATGTCTTTCAGTAGAGACGCTATTCTCACAGATTTACCTGCAATCGACATTTGCGGAAGCATATGCAGGGTGATTGTAGAAACTGGTCCATTCTCAAAGATTACACTCTTTAAGGCAAATGTCCCTCTGTAGCTAGCGGTAATTGTAGAGATGCCAGTCTGATGAGTAGAGAATAAAGTAGTGGTAGCTACTCCACTTGCGTTTGTAGTGGCAGAGCTTACAGTTAGCTCGCCCTTTGTTGCTACGAAATCAATATCTACAGACTGAACTGGAGAACCAACATGGTCTAAAAGTGTGGCAGTCAGAATGGTAGTAGAACTGCCATTTGCAACTATAGAACTGTGCTCTGAAACAAGAGAAAGCGTGTAGGGGAATACACCAGTCGAATTGTTAACATTTACAGTAATGGTCTCAGGAGATTCTAGGACATCCTCCCACACCGAAATCACTTCAGTGACTGCAGTAGTTCCTGGGGTGTACAGAACACTAGCGTTACCAGCAGAGTCTGTAAAAGCAGTGGAACTTGAAAGACTACCTCCTCCAGTTTCTGCAGTCGTAATCTTAAATGTGACCTTGCAATCTACTAGTATCTGGCTATCCGCTCCAGTTACATGCGCGGTAATATGCTGAGGTTCTGTGTATCTGAAAGTATGGTCACCATTTGGATAACTCACTCTATTTGCAGTAAGTGACAATGTTGTGGGTGCAATACTAACAAAAGACACGCTAATCGAGTCTGACAGTAGTCCAGAATACGCTGTTACAGTAGCGGTTCCTTGAGTTAGGTCGGTTACTAACGACACTATAGCGATTCCGCTATCTCCAGACATTGCAGTATTACTGGTGAGAGATCCTTTATTTGTTGTGAATACGACCTTCTTATTTGCCACTCCAACATCCGAAGCTACAGTTACATAATGGGATCCATTAGCAACCACAGTACTGGATGATACTGACAAACTCAGTTTTTCCTGCGCTACAGTTCCTCCCCCACTGAGAATAGAGAGTGATTCGCTAATTGTAGAAATAGCAGTAATCACTGTCTCGCCATAATCAAATGGAGCTACATAGAAACCACTGGAAAATCCACTTGAGTCTGTAGTAAGAGAAAGGGTGTGAGTAGAAGGCCTACTAGCACCCTGCCCCAAATAGCTCAGGCTTTTACCATCCCAATACCATAGAGTTCCTCCAGAACAGAATGCTAGCCTATCAAAAGAATAGTCGAATCTAGAGTGCAGATCTGGAGTGATTCCCGATACTAATGTTCTGCATTCTCCATTCTCAGAGATTGTGCAGAGAGAATCTCCAAGTAGGGCATGTGGAGTGCCGTTCCAATTAATTCCTCCACTGCAAATACCAGGAGTACTGCCTAGGGTCTCAATCCCCTCGCACGTTTTTAGATAAAAAGTGGAGGCCCCCGTATCCTGGGGGACGACGCGCATATTCTGAGGATACATAGATCTATAGTCGTTACTAGACCCATAAATTCCCTCAACTATAGGAATTGAGATGGTTTTATTCATGTGAAGGGATACCAGTTCTGAGTTGCAATGTCGAATTTCAGCTTGAATTGCGCACCAGCTGCAAGCGTATTGGGCGCACCATACACTGCAGTAGCTCCGTTTCCAGTCACAGTTAGTGTTGAAATAGCAGTCATAGAAAGCACTGTTACTTCAGTCTGGTCTAAAGTAGTACTCGCAAGCGGAAGTACTAGTGTTAGTGCAGATAAGGAACCTACTGGAGTGATAATTAACCATACACTCTTCCAGTTATCTCTTACGTAGACAATCCCACCAGTCACGGGCGATGCATACTGGGTAGAGAGGGTCGCTGTGGGGAAGTCTATCGCACTCTGTATGTAGTTCAACACAGTCCCAAAAGAAGCCTTCCTTATATCATTATCTATGTTCGAATAGACCGGAATCAGGTCGTTTGCGGTCAACACAGAAACAGAGTTTAACTGCGTGATTGTTGACATATTTCTCCGTTATCTCTTGTTATAAATCCACAACCCCCATAAACTTTAGAAGTATTTATGTTTAGTACTTGTTACATGAATTTTGTAATAGAGTTAGAGGATCCTCCTCCGCCTAGTAACCCCTGGAAAGTATCTCCGATTCCAGAGTACATATCAGATTGGCCTCTTCCCTGAGCCAGAAGTCCAGATGCGGTAGCGCTTCCTTGTGCAGATCTTGCTCCCATCCCTAGTTGTGCCGCATTCAAAGCAGCATTGCTTTGTAACTGCACTGCATTGGCTCCCAATCCAGTAATCCCACCTAGATTCCCGTATTGCTGCTGCATAAGGCTATTCAGTAGAGTAGGTGCGTACCTAGAAAGCGCATCTTGAGTGTTTCCACCTCTGAGATTTCCAGTTGCGCTAGCATTCTGCAGAATCCCTCTCTCACCTTCTTTTAACATAGTTTGGTATGCAGGCCCTTTCCTCATAAGGTCGTATGCGGATTGTTGGGCTTCTGGACCATTTATCCCAAGAATATCTTGCTGCATTTTAAGAGATTGCGGACCAGCATCTCTATACACTTTTAGCATTCCATTGATATCTGCATAGGTATTCTGAGCTAGCTGTCTATTCTCAATAGCAGCTTGTTCCTGGGCAGCTTGTGCGCCTTCCATTCCTTTGTCTTGCGCCCTATTACCCATAAAGTTAAAAACACCAGAAACTAGACCGCCTACTGCCCCCATAATAGACATTAGAGACCTCCGTTTCCACACTGAATATTGAGTGTAGTACCGGATGAGGATATATGCGCAACAGCATTGTCTCTCGCACTCTTAGAAAGCACTAAGCTTGTACTGGGCAGTACTGGAGTATCTGCAGTGGTAGCCACAACTGGTGATTCTCCGCAAACAACATAGCAAATATTGGATCCGGAATTCACGAATCTCACTGTATACGCGTTTGTTGCTACAGAAACCTCTGCACTTGCGCTTGTGGGAGAAGCTACGATATTGGCTCCACGGTGAGGACTAAAAGGATTAACCATAATGTCCTCCTAATTTTCCAATGTCAGTTTTAGACTTTTTACAGTGAACTTCTCACTAGCAGTTCCGAATGACACAGTTCCCTTTACAGTAAAATCTGTTTTGTAATTGAATGTGCTATCGATTACTGCAGTAGTACCATACCCTGGCGTAACGTAATCTGTTCCCAAACCTATGACCTTATTCCCACCTCTCAGAGCTAATCTCTTATTCAAGCAAACAGAGGTCTTATCTGTAATATCGTGTGAGATTATAGGAAGACTACTGCCATTCTCAAAAGAGACTGTGAATAGCTTGGTATTAGAGGAAGTATCCATGGATGCGATTCCATGGATTACACAAACTCCGTCATACCCGCACATATCCTTTGAAACACTTTCATTAAAAATAGTGATAGTGTCGCTCACAACTGATACTGTAGGAACTCCGTGTGCTAAAACGTATGGATAGTCTACGGTAATGCTTTTTGTGGCGGTAGAGAGAACATTATAGAGACCCGCTACTCCAGTACCGCTCCAAGACACGTACACGCACGCATTTGTAGAAGTAATACCACAATCTCCCGTGGAACTAAGTCTCGAATACGTCGAGTTTGCAGCGCATGTGAGAGACGTAAAAGTAGCTGATGCCGCATACACGCTGATATCGGAATCTACAATGCAGTCTGAATAGGTTTCTCCGAAAGACACTGTTTGGATCGTACCTGTTTCATAATGCAGTCGATTCCCGTTTGATTCTAACCGATACGTGGTGGGCGCAGTAGCAGGACCTAATCGAGTGTAACCAGTGAAATAGGTCTCTGCACCGAATCTGGGAGGGTTATACCCGGATTCAATAAGACTTTTGTAGCAAGAGCGCGTTTCTCCGTTAGAATACAGATAAAGGTAGCTTCCAGTTCCCACCACAACATCCCTTGTTGCATATCCTGATATTAAGTTCATATGATTTCCTTAAAGTCTGGACCAGTAATTAATGGATCCTTGGGTTTCCCCATATAATTGTAAAGCGTCGAGAATCTCCAGGGCTTACTTCCCTGCCCTCTAGGAAGCGTTCCACTGTACTGCATTAATGGGATGGGAGCTCCGCATTGATTATGCAGATTAGCAAGGGCGTCATCAGCAATCTGTTTCAAATCGGGTGAGAGCTGTTTCCCGTACACCACTCCCAATCTGATTGCTAAATTATAGATTATGGCTTCAATTGCTATAAATGGGATGTCAAGAGTAGCATCAATATCCTGGTCTATGTCAGTAGAAATAGGATAGCTTATGCGTATTCCATTGGACTCAAATCCTCCCACCATATAATCCATGCTCTGAACAGAATTTATGTACTGTGCGGGGGAGATATCGAATTCGTACGTTGAAAGCCCTGTCAACTCGAAGGCCTTGCTGACTAAGTGTCTCTTTGTGATTGGCATATTGTCTCTCGAGTGACAGGATTGTTTTTGCTAGGTCTGACCGTATAAAAGCGCACCACACATTTCAGGATTCACGACGCAAACACCCCAAAAACTATCGAAGCGGTACATTGTTTCTGTGGTCTTGATATCGTACTGCTTCTGCATTGTAATCTGTACGCCCTGATCCGTTACTCCCTTCATAATAAACGCCCCCGCATTCATGGGGATGTTGTATTGTCCTGGAAGCAGTTCGATGGCGTTCTTGACCCAGAAAGGGTTGATAGTGCATGTCTGAGTATTCAAGAACACGATAGAAGCAGAGGACGCCGGAGTTACAATACAGTTCTGATATTGAAGCTCAGCGCGAGTAGCGCCTTGTGCGCTGATAATTGGGGGGCTAATCACCATATGAGTAGGGTCAGTTACACTAATCACTCGAAAGGTTTTAAGCCTACCAGTACCGGTTTTTGCGATAAGGTGTGCGGATTCAATCCCAGCGATTGTAAAAGCATCTCCGGCGACAACACTGGTCGTGCTAGAAACTGTAATAGACTGATAACGATTGTCTACGTTAGAAATTTCACCAGTAGCAGCAGTACTTGTTGCTCGTGGAGTGTGATAGTTAGCTGCGTTAGTGCGCGTGTCTACTGTGATCCCACTACCTGCCTTAGCGGTTTTACGAATACCGTAATCTGCACGATACGCACTAAAACCAGCGACATCCCCAACGCTTGCACGCTCGTATGCAGTAAGAGTCTTGCCTGTATTTAGATTCGCACGAGTACCAAGCTCAGACGCAATGCCTTGGTAGTCATTCGAATTCAGTAGTAAGTATCGGTCGAAGTCATTTACCCCATTCTCATTTAGCATTGTAGATGCCAATGCAGGACCGTCAAAACCAGAGACCTTTGCGGTTGCTGTAGTTGCAGCTACGACAGTCCCTTGCATGCTGGCTGCATACGCAAGCGAGTAGTTGATGTCGCTAGCAATTTTCTGGTGAGCAGATGTCTGCAATCGCTGCTCTTGCAGCATGTCGCGCAATTCCGTAGCACTCAAAAAGAGTGGAACAGATCTTTGTCGAGAGAGAGTTGCTGGGACAGTTAACTGAGTATAACCACTGAAATTAGCAGTCATATCAGTGCCTTCATACGAAACTGCTACGTAAGGCATTGGACGTGAGATGATGTTATTCGCACGCTCCATCTGTACGGAATCCGTCTTAAAAACGTTCACAAGGTTAGAGACGACAAGAGCGTCGCTAAACCCCTCCACTATTTGCTCAAACGCTACAACTTCTTCTTTAGCAAAGTTATTCGACATACATTACCTCACGTTGTTAGAGCGTTTAAATTGAACTACTTTCGAAACATCCCCAGTGCGAAGCGCTTCTGCTCGGAGTTTGTCTAGCCTGGTGCTATTGGAGTCCGTGCTAGCGCCTCCCTTTATTGTTTTTTCTGGCTCTGATTTCTTAGACCTTGCTAGCTTCTCTTCCAATTTGTATACCCTCTTTGCAAACTGAGCGTTATTCCCAATCTTGCTAAGTTCCTCGAGAATAGAGTCATCACGACCCAATGCGTAGATAAATTTGGCAGGATCGTCTACTCCCGCAACAATAATAGCTTGCTGGTCGTTACTCAGTTTATTGACGACTTTTAGCTCGTAAAACTCATGATTCTTTAGAGCCTTTTTCTGAACATTGTATTCCGCTAGTTTTTCAGAAAACACGTCTGTGTTGGAGGGTGGCGGCTGGTGTTTGTTTGCTAGCCATTTGCTCAGCAGTTCCGTGTATTTGTCTTCATCGTAGTTACACCCAACAAGCGTTGGTTTTTCTATGACCTCCTGTCTCGATTTGAGTTTCTCTTTTAACTCCAGATTCTCTTTTTTGATTCTCAGTATCTCATCAGGCTCTTCAGTAACATCTCCAAAACTCGGAAGCGTTGTCTCAACTTCTGCAGGCTGAACGGATTCCAGTCCTTGTGTGTTTTCTTCATTTTGAATGTTACCGCTGGATTCCTCCTCTACAAGCTCTGCTTGCTCCACAATCTCTGTATTGTCTTCGCTCATACTTGATTTTTCCTTATATGTTCCACAAGATCCAGTATCTCTTGTCTCTTATTAGCGTCTAACCCGGCCAGTATCTCTGTAGTCTTAGCTTCGGATTCCTTAGCCTTACTGACTGATAGAATGCTATCCGCTTGTGCTTTCTGTGCCAAAGCCTCAGCTTGCTTCGCAGAACTAATCAAGAACGCAGCATTAGGATCCGGTTGCTTATTTGCAAGCTCTGTTGCTAGCTTTTTGTTCTCTTCTTTAGTTGGTGTAAGCACCCCCATTTTGATAAGTTTGTATCTGAAAAAGTCGCGTACTTCTTGTAGCCCGTCTCCCTCTATATTGTTAAAAATGACCGATGTGAGAACTTGCTGTGTTTCTGGATCGGTTACGACTGGGAGGAACTTCATGAGATTATTGACGATAGACGTGCGTTTGCTGTTAGTTGGTGGGCCGATTTCGACAACAACATCCATGGGATCAGAAAAACTATTCTGTATGATTGTCGCGCCATCCGGCTTAATTTTGGGCTCGTTAATCGAGATCATGGTACTCCCGCCCGAGGAAGTTTCGCCCTTCAGCTTTCTGTCATCTTCGTCGTAGACCTCACGGGCCATCCCCAGCCACACTTCTGCCGCGCGCTTTATTGAGTTCCCAAGATTATTTATGTACCCTGCACTCTGTATATCTATCTTGTTTTGTAGCAACTCTATAGCATTACCAGATAGATTCTGAGATATCTGCTCTGCAATCTGTTGCGTGCCGAGCACGTCCTTGATAAACGTATTCGAGATATCGATTAGCGTAGCTAGCGCAGGCGGGATCGATGGGGGGCGCGTATACGCTACTGGCCCAACCCCTTGTAGATTGCCATTCTGGTCTTTCAATTGATTGATGGTGAGATACGGGTAGTTACTGTAATTTGCTGTTGCCCACCACTCCTGGTGCCCATTTATCTGCTCTGGACAGAATATTGGTTTCTCTTGTTGCGAGAGGTCTGCTATCTCCCCTAACTTACTAACTTGCGTGTTCAAGAGCCGCTGCGGGTCTTTTGCTAGCCGCACTTGCCCCGAACACCTCTCTACGTTATCGATAAACCAGCGCTTCCCGTACACAGGAATAATGGGGATGTTAGTCCCGGCGATATATCCGCAATCCTCAAGTATCTCATTGCCGTCGATTATGTATTTGTGAATCTTTCTGCTTTTAATTGAGCGCTTTCTATTGAGATGGAATCCGAGCGCTTCTAGTTCCTCACACTCATCTTTGTTACTTTCCAGTTCTCTCTTTTCTGTGCCGAACGCGTTTGCGTAATACAGCACGTTATCCTTAATTTCTTCTACAAGATAGTACTCTGCGATATAGATAGAGTCTGAGCTCACCCAGTCAAAATAGCTTTCTTGCACATGTTTCTGAATAGAAGCTGGGCGCTTATCAAACATTTCTTCAAATTTGTCATGAGTGATACTATAGAGAACAAAACAGTAAGTGGCATCTTCTTTCGACATGAACTTAGAGTCTAAGTCGAAATACACGCAACTATCCGCGTCAGTGATGGGTTCAATAATAATGTCCTGTCGCTCGTCATCTATACTGTCGTTTCTATATTCGGCTTTCAATCTGAACGCACCAAATCCACCACCTACCGCTTCTTCAAAGGCATTATCGAGGGCTTCAATAGTCTTGGTAGAATTGCGCATTGCACGAAAAATGGATGTGAGATTGTCGGAGCTGGTGCTATCAGACTGGTCATCCTTAGAATCAAATCTAACTCCTATGGAGTTATTCTTATACTCATTAATAATCCTGGTGACAGAATTCTGAATCATGTTGATTTCATAATGAACTCTACCATCTGTACCCTGGCCAAAGGGACCTTCCCATTGCGCACCAGCGATTGTGTAGAAGCGCCTGTCTTCCAGGCACTGCTTTCTCTCAAAGTACATTGCAGATTGGATCTTTTTAAAGTCTGCTATCGCTTTCGCGTGTACCGTTTTCTTTTGTTCTATCCTCATATCATCTCCGCGTAAACATGGGTCGCTGTGTCGGAATAGGCATGACATGAGCCGGAGACACTATGTTGAGAGGAAAGCGGCGGTCAATGAAATACCCGATTGCTGTCGTAATATGCTGATAGTCGCTTTCAATCTCTAGAAAAGAACTCCCGTCTTTCAGCGTGCAAGTGTTCATGCCTTTTAGTAAGTACCTGCACCGTGGAGACACGTACATGCGAATATCGCCGTTTGCGTTTAAAATCATTTTGCGTACCGCATTCTGCCGATCGACAATAGCCGGATTTGCAGACTTTACGTTGCGCTCTACGCGCCAGCCATTGTTCCGCAATGTCTCTTCTATAATTGTGTAGTTAGAGGATTTCCCATGTATCTCACCGACCCTTCCAGAGGCATCTCCATACAGAAAAACGAATTTATTAGAATGCCCCTTGTAACGTTCCACAAACTCCATAGCAACATCTTGTGCATTGCTGCTAAACAAGACTATCTCATCTGTGAAATACACGTTCTCGTTGCGTACACACGCTATTGCAGAACTCATGGGACTGAAGTTAAAATCGTGTGCCCAGTACAAAGGCTCAGAGCTATTAATCGAGATGTCTTTAACGTTTGCAGAACTGAAATTCTTATACACCCGGCCACTCGAATTAATAAACTCGGCTTGGTATTCTTGTGCAAACTGTTCTGGACTCAGTTCACGCCTGGCGGACTCTATAACATCTGCGGGGAGAATATCTGAACTATGCCACGTGTAGGCCTTCCAGTTCGGATCGCCACTATCTCTAGCGTACAAATACATGTCATAGTAGTGATTCATACCCTCTGGCACACCTATTAGCCAACACCAAGCTAATGGTTTCCCTGGAATACAAGTATCGAGTGCGGGTTTAATGTGCATCGCCCAAGCATCGGCTTTGAGATTTGCAACTTCATCAATCCCCCCTCCAGTCCAGGCGATACCCTCGAAACGTTCGGGCTTATCAAACGAAACGAGTTTTATAACAGAACCGCTATGTATCTTGATACTTAGTTCACTCTCTCTTACGTTCTCTTTCGGTAACAGGCTTGTCAGACAGAGTCTTTTCATATCTTCCCAATATATGGATTTTACTTGAGAATATGTCGGGGCGCCTATAAAATATAAACCCGGCACCAGCACAGCTTGGTGATATATATGCCGCTTCAGGCGCTCTGTCTTACCTGAGCGTCGCCCCGCGGGGACGACCTTAAAGCGAACATTGTCGTTTATGAGCGCAATTTGCGTTGGGTGGGGGCGAAGGGGGTACCAGCGTTCAGTGTCTTTTGTTGTTCTCATCGAGGGAGCATCTGTAGATTTTCTTTGATGAACAGGGCTAGGAGTCCTTGTTCATTTTCCACATTTTCGTATTTGATTTTGGGGAGCGTGTAGGGGAGACAGGCTTTTGCAGCAGCAATGCGTTGATCAATATTAGGAAGAACCTCTTCCCCCTCCGAGTTTATGTACCCAGTGGACCCTTTTGCGATCTCTAATAGTATATCAAGCGCGATGCGGTCCATAGAGTCCTAAGTATTACTGTGTATGCGTTATTATCGGCAAACACACTAAAAACATTAGTGCTATGAAGAGAATATGCGTACTATGTTTGTTGTACTTATTTTTTACAAGAGGGAGAAAACCAGATTGATTCTAGCTTTCTGTTCACGTTCTCCTTCTTTTTACTCATGTTTGCAAACCCACCACACCTAACCCAATCGTATCTCTCCCACCCAAGCTCGTCGTATGTCCCCTGATGCCCGCACAACGCGACCCTGATGTTTTCATTTTCTGTGTGACTCTTGCAAAACACAAGTATGTCGTCGTGCATAGCCCCATCGCTGTGACTATAGCATCGCTCATCCCAACCACTAATTTCTTGAGAATATGGGGGATCCAGGAAGATCGC